CCGCCGATCGCGCCATCACCGTGGATCACCGAGGCCGCCCCGCGCAGCACTTCGATGCGCTCGATCGACCAGGTATCGAACGGGAACGTGATGCCCACGCCGCCGTACTGGCGCAGCCCGTCGTACAGGCGCATCACCGAGGCGCCATCGGTGAAGCCGCGGCTGGACAGCGCGCTCAGGCCGTTGCCGGGGTGCGGCATCGCACTGATCGCGCCTGCCCGGCTGATTGCATCGTTGAGGTTGCTGTCGCCACGCTGTTCCAGCTGTTCGCGCGAAATCACCGTCAGGCTGGCCGGTGTCTGCAGCACGCTCAGGCCCAGTGCGGATCCGGCGTTGGCGGTGGACGAGAGTTCGCCGCTGCGGGTATCGACCACCCGCACGGTATCCAGCGTGGTCGGTGGTGCCGCATCAGCGGCAAGCAGGGGCGCGGCGTGCAGGAGCAACGCGCACAGGACAGGCAGCGTCGCCCGGCGCAGGTGCGCGGAGTTGGAGTTCGTTTTCATTTGTTCACGGCATGCAAGGCCACCCCGCAATGGCAGGGCAGCAATCAGAAAGGGACAAACACGCGCGTGCGGGCACCGGCCGTGGCCGGCAACCTCATGGAAGGCAGATCAGTGCAACGCGCGTGCGGCTCAGGCGGCCATGAAGGCCGGCGGCCCACGCGCTCCCAATGTGCCGCTGATCCGTTGCGGCAGCGCCCGCACCGCACCGCGCAGCGCGCGGCACACCGGTGCTATCGGCGTCAACAGCAGCAATGCCGCCACCAACAGGGTGATCAGCCGTGCAGCGATCAGGCAGTAATCGCAGTCCACACCCATCTCATGATCGGCGTGTGGATCGGCAGCGGGCTTCGGTGTCGATTCGCCGTGCGGCATCGCCATCGCGTGATGGTCGTGGTGCCTTTCCATCGCGTGCTGCGCATGCTCTGCGTACATCGCGTGATCCATGGCTGCCACCGGTGCAGCGGCCGCAGCGTGGCCATGCGCCAGCCAGCGGCTCACCAGCGGGGCAAGCAGCACCAGCAGCATGGCAAGCCATGCCAGGGCCTGGAACCGGCGGTGGAGGACAGAACGGCGCACGTGGTCATTCTACGGGGCCGCAGCCAACCTTGGACCAAGTTCAGGGTTGCTTCGCAGGTGGTGCGACGTTATGACGCAGCCTCGCTCACGTGGCGCACTGATCACCCCGGAGGGGACGGAAGGGCGCCCAGCCTGGCCGGCCCCTTCCGCCCCCGATCGGCAACGCTAGAACCGCGCCGGCTGCTGCACCGCGCGCTCCAGGAACATGACCCCCGCCTGCAGGCTGTTGCGGGCGTTCTCCAACCAGCGCTCCGGGTCGGCCACCGCGAATCGCTCCTGTGCATCCACGTCCCCCGCATCCGCCAGATCGGCCAGCTGCAGATGGATGTGGTTCTCCACCAGGCTCACCAGCATGGCGAGCTCGGCCGACAATCCGGCGATGCGTTCGGTGAAGTCAGCGTCGTTGCTGTTCAGAGACATGTCCCCTGTTCCTATGCGTTGCGGTGTTGATGGATGGCTTCGAAACGCTCGGCACAGACAGGCCCACAGAAAAGCCTGGCCGGATCGTTGTCGAAGTCTTCGCTGCAGTCCGGGTTCTGGCATTCCCCAATGGGCGTGAGAGGGGCAACGCTGCTGGCCCGCGTTGCGTGCTGGGCCAATGCGCGTTGCAGGTGGCGCGCTTCCAGTTCCTGCGCTTCGTCGATGGTGTCCGTCATGCCAGTCGTATTTTATCGAGGGGTGGTCGCACCGATTGAGAACGTCGCAACGACCGTCAATGACGCGGATTCCGCGGCGGATCGGTGTTCGTGGTTGCAGTGGATTTCAGGCATGCAGGCTCCTTGTGCACGGGCGCCCGAAGGCGCGATGGAGAGAAACAAAGGGCCGTCGCTGACGGCGATCGCATCATGCGAAAACCGGTTCTCGCCAACTGCGACGCGTCGGCGCGACCACAGCGATCTGCAAACGCCATCGCAGATCCAACGAGTACCGGGCGATCCGATCGCGACCAGGGATGCAAGGTGCCGGAAGGTGTTGCAAATGAAGCCCCATTCCGACACCATGACCGTCACCACCTCCCATCACATCCTGACCACACTGCGTCGGTCGGCCGCTGCGTGGCCTGCGCACGCCAGGTACTGCACAGCACGTTGGCCGCCATCAGCCGCCGTGGACCGATCCACGTTCCCAGGGGCTCCGTCGAATGCACACACCGCATCCCACGCAGGACATCGTTCCCGCGTTCCTGCAGGCCATGCACGCGCACGGCATCGTGCCGGACGCGCGCGGCCGCGACGCGCTCAACGCCGATGGCACGCTGGTGCGCTTCCATGTGGAAGGCGACCGTCGTGGCACGCGCAATGGTTGGGCGGTGTTGTTTGGCGACAACGTGCCGGCCGGCGAGTTCGGCAGCTGGCGGACCGGCATCCGCCATGCCTGGTGCGCGAAATCGCCGACCACGTTGAGCGCCGCCGAGCAGCGTGCCATCCGGCAACGCCAGGAGGCGGCCCGCAGCGCGCGCGAACGGGATCAGCGCGAGCGCGAGGACGCCGCCGCCAAGGTGGCCAACGTGCTGTGGAACCGAGCCATTCCCGCGGATGCCCACCACCCCTATCTCGTACGCAAGGGCATCCACGCACATGGCCTGCGTGTGGCGCCATGGCCGGTGCGCAACAGCGATGGCCTGGTCTTCCGCCACATCGACAATGCCCTGCTGGTACCGGTGATGAACAGTGCGGGCCGGATTGTCTCGTTGCAGGCGATCTTTCCACGCATGGATCCGGCACTCGGACGCGACAAGGACTTCCTTTCCGGCGGCCGCAAGCAGGGCTGCTTCCATGTCATCGGCAAGCCGGTTCCCGGCCAGCCGATCGCCATTGCAGAAGGTTACGCCACGGCCGAATCCATCCACCAGGCCACCGGCTGGTGCGCGGTAGTGGCTTGGGATGCGGGCAACCTCGGCCCGGTCGGCCAGGCCTGGCGCGGCGCCATGCCGGACGCGTCGTTCGTGCTATGTGCCGACAACGATCAGTGGACGCGGCAGCCGCTGGACAACCCTGGCGTCACCCTGGCCACGCAGACTGCCGCAGACATCGATGCCCGCGTGGCCTGGCCCGAGTTCGCCGCGCTGCATGGCGACGATGACCGTCCAACCGACTTCAACGACCTTCATCTGCGTGAAGGGCTGGACGCCGTGCGTACCCAGCTGTTGCCCCCCGTGCCGCCCGCAGCAGGCGACGACGTGGCGCAGGACGATGCACCGTCATCGGGCAGCGCGCGCTACCAGGTGCCAGGCAACCTGTCCGCATTCGATGCCTTCACCCCGTTTCCCGACACCAGCGCGCGCGGGCGGCCGTTGCCAACGGCCCGCAACCTGGCCGAGCTGTGCCGCCGCACCGGTGTGACCGTGCGCTACAACGTCATCCGCAAGGATCTGGAGATTCTGGTCCCTGGGCTGCAGACGACCGTGGACAACGCCAAGGAAGTCGCGGCTGGCGAAGTGATGGATTGCATGCACCGCGCCGGCATGGCCACCGCCAGCTTCGAGACCAACCTGTGCCAGGTGGCCGAAGCCAATCCCTACAACCCGGTCGCCAGCTGGATCACCTCACGGCCGTGGGATGGTCAGCGCCGCCTGCAGGCGTTCTTCGACACCGTGCAGGAAGCCCAGCCCACGCGCATGGCCGACGGACGCGTGCTGAAGGAGGTTCTGATGCGGCGCTGGCTGATCTCCGGCGTGGCGGCCGCCTTTGAACCCGATGGCGTGGTCGCGCGCGGCGTGCTGACGTTCGTCTCGAAACAGAACCTGGGCAAGACGCGCTGGGCACGGCAGCTGGCGCCGGCGGAGCTGCAACTGATCGCCGATGGCGTGGTGCTCGATCCGGCCAACAAGGACAGCGTCAAGCAGGTCATCTCCAAATGGATCGTCGAGCTGGGCGAAGTCGATGCCACCTTCCGCCGTACTGATATCGCGGCGCTGAAATCATTCATCTCGCGCAGCCATGACGAGATCCGCCGCCCCTACGCGCGCACCGAATCCCGCTACGCGCGGCGCACCATCCTGTTTGCCAGTGTCAACGACGAACGCTTCCTGCGCGATGCCACCGGCAATACCCGCTGGTGGACCGTGCACGCCGTGGCATTGGGCGAACCGGCGCGGATCGACATGCAGCAGGTATGGGCAGAGGCCCATGCGTTGTACAGCAGCGGCGAGACCTGGCACTTGAGTGCCGAGGAACTGGATGCACTGAATGCCACCAACAGCGAACACGAGCCCATCTCGCCGATCGCAGAACTGATCGATCGCCATTTCGACTGGTCGCTCCCTGCCGAACACTGGAGCGCGCATTACCGCGCCACCGAAATCGTCATCGCGGTGGGCATCGACAAGCCCAACCGTCGCGAGGTGAACGAGGCCGCCGCCTACGTGGTGAAGCGGCATGGCGTACGCACCCGCGTGGTGGGCAAGGAGCGGGCCAAGGTCTGGCTGATGCCACAGCGCCGACGCAGTCTCGCCGAGCACGTGGCAGGGCCGTTCTAGATGCCACGCCTGCATGATGGTCGCGACCTTGGCAGCAGCAGCGACGACTGGCGTCTGCACTGCGAAGCACGTCGTCTGCTGCAACTGGACGGCTACCGGCGCATGGGCAACGACGGGCGCTGGACGGCGGTCAGTCCGCGCCGGCACCGCCAGCAGTATCTCGAGGGTGTCCTGGCCGCACGCGGCCCGGTTGAGCGTGAGCGCCTGGCAGCAGCGGCATTGCGGCTGTGGACCGCCAGCCCGCCCGTCCAACCGCACCATGATGCAAGTAGATGAAAGGTGTTGACTAGGAGCATCTACAGAGGCAAGATGGCTGTATCGGCCCGCCACCTTCCAGGAGCGCTTCCGCCATGCCTCATCCCCGACTGCATGCCTTCGAAGGTGAGCAGCTGACCGTGCAGCAGATCCACCAGCGGGTACCGGTGCTGTCCGAGCGGACCATCCGCGACCACCTCGCTGCCGGCCGACGTACCCGCACCGCCATGCTGTGCTTTGACCCGATCGCCGCGGCGGCCCGGGGCGGTCGCATCACCCAGCGCATCCTCCGCGCCCGCAGCCTCGCCGGTCGCGATTCCTGATCCTCCGGCAGCTGCCGCATTTCTCCAGGAGTAGATTCCGCATGATTCCCGCCTCCCTCGACAGCGGTCATCGCATGATTGCCGACACACTGGCCGCGTTCCGTGCCGGCCCTGCACTGGGCAGCATCGCCCTGCGGCCGGCGCCGCGCGCACGTGTGCCGCTCTACATCGGCATCGCCGGCAGCAAGCGCTCGGGCAAGGACACACTCGCCAATGGACTGGCGTCGGCGTTGTCACTGCCACGCGACAGCTTCGCGGCCCCACTGCGGCAGTTCGTCGCCTCCCTCCTCGGTCTTTCCCTGCACGAACTGGACAGGCGCAAGGAGGATGCCATCGACTGGCTGGCCGAACTCACCCCGCGCCACCTGATGCAGACCGCCGGTACCGAATGGGGGCGTGACCGTATCCATCCCGAGCTGTGGGTACGCTCGCTGTTCGCACGCCTGCCCGAGGGCGGGCTGGTACCCGACGTCCGCTTCGCCAATGAGGCCCGCGCGATCCGGCGTCGTGGTGGTGTCGTGATCCGCGTCAACCGCCCGGGCCATTGCAGCAGCGACCCTCATGCCAGCGAGCAGCCGCTGCCACATGAGCTGGTCGATATCGAAGTCGACAACGACGGCACCCCGGCCGATCTGGTCCGCAGATCCCTGGACCAGCTGCTTTCACGCGGTGTGATCTGATCCGGAATCAGGACCCGCTACCCGCCCCATCCGCTGAACCCACCGCAGGCCCCGACCCATCATCGACGAGAATGATGTAAGGTCATCCCCCATCACCGACGACACCTGTCGTCACTCTGCATCCCCAACCCATTTCGCAAAGAGGAAACGCCATGGAGGTCGAACAGTTCACGTCGACGCGCCTGAAGGCCATCGAGTTGTTCAAGTCCCAGCCCAAGGGCAGCAAGGACAACGTGAGCCTGGATGCGATCTTCATCTCGCTGTGCACGCTGGCCACTGCCCGGACAGGCGCTGGCAGCGCCCAGCAGGCGCGTACCGTGGCCCGCCCCGGCAACCAGCAGCCGCCCGCACCGTGGTTCGTCGAAACCCTCGCTGCCTTGAAGGGCAAGGGCGAGTCGATCACCGTGGCGCGTTTCCTGATGTTCGCCAACCGCTTCCCGGTCAAGCGTATGGACCAGGTCAACGCAGCACGCTGGCTGCGCGACGCCGGTTACATCCCCCGCAAGACCGGCGGCAACCTGGTATTCGATCTTTGATCCAGCGCCTCCTGCAGTCCTGAAGCCCCGGCATCGTCCGGGGCTTTTTCGTTTCAGGCCCGTACACGGCGCATGAGGCTGTGTGGCGGGTGGCCGTCCTCACCCTGTACCTGCCCGATCCCCTTGATCTGCCTCTGTTCCTGCCAGATGAGGACAACGAGTACGGATGTACAGGAGAACATCAGCGGTCGGTGCAAGCGGATGCGGCGCACTGCAAGCAGGCGAGTCGTGCTCCTCACCCTTCCTCGCGCACGACTGAACGTCTTCATCGCGCCGATATAAAAGTAGATGAAAGGTGTTGACTGGTCGAGCGGGATGGCAACAGTGGAGATCAATGCCACTGAAGACATCCTCCATGAACGCCCTGCCCGACAGCATCCAGACCCTGGCCGAGGTCATCGGCGAATCCGCAGCCCTCACGCTGGTGCGTGCGTGGCCGCCGACCACCTCCAGCACCACCGGCCGTCACCGCGTCATCGTCTACGTCCCCTCCACCCTGCCCGACCAGCANCGGCTGATCGACATCCTTGGCCACGACGTCGCCCNGCGGCTGGTCGCGCACTTCGGCGGCGAACTGTTGTTCCTGGCGTCCTGCTTCGCTGCCGGCGCGCACGAACGCCGTGAGCAGATCGCCCGCGCGGTCGCCAGCGGCATGCCGCGCGAGCATGTCGCGCGTGAGTTCGGCGTCTCACAGACAACCATCAAGCGCGCCCTGCGCGGCGCGCGTTCCGCGCCGCCACCGGCCGTCCACCCGGCCCTGCTCAAGGGATACGCACGCGCATGAACGAGAGCGAGCTGCTGGCCGGCGTGCCAGATTGGGCCAAGTACCTGGGCGGGACCTCGGGCGTGCTGATTGCAGTGTCGTTGTGGCTGCGCCAGTGGCTGTCGTCGGCCAAGGTCGACCGCACCGCCGATGAAGCCACCAACAACACCCTGCGCACCCTGCAGGAACAACTCGCGGCCGAACGTACTCGCGCCGATGGACTGATGCACGAACGCGAGGCAATGGCCCAGGAGATCGGGCAGCTGCGCGGTGAAGTCAGCGCCCTGCGTGCACAGATCGCCCAGCAGAGCGTACAGATAGACGCCCTGCTGGCCCTGGTGCGCAAGCAACCGGGAGCGGCCGCATGACCGTCGCCGCCGCCAGTGCCCTCGGTGGCACCAACGTCGCTGCGTTCCTGGACATGCTGGCCGTGTCCGAAGGCACCGACATTCCGGGCCAGCGCTCACGTGACCGCGGCTACGACGTCATCGTCGGCGGCCAGCTGTTCAGCGACTACCGCGACCATCCCCGCGTGCTGGTGTCGCTGCCGCGCTACGGCATCAAATCCAGCGCCGCCGGCCGCTACCAGTTCCTGCGCAGCACCTGGGACGACCTGCGCGCACGCCTGGGCCTGCCTGACTTCGGGCCAGTCTCGCAGGACCGTGCGGCGGTCGCCCTGCTGAAACAGTGCGGTGCCTACGAGCTGATCCGGTTGGGACGCTTCGATGCCGCTGTCACCGCGGCACGGCGCATCTGGGCGTCGCTGCCAGGCGCCGGCTACGGCCAGAAGGAGCACGCACTGGAAACGCTACGCGCGGCGTACCGTGCCGCCGGCGGAGCCCTGCAGTGACGCCCGGGGCACTGAGGTTGGGCATCGGACTGCTGGTCCTTGCCGGCAGCCACGCGAGCTGCGCCTGGCTGGGATGGACCTTGCGCGACCGCAGCGCGGACCTTGCCGTTGCCACCACCCGGGCAGCGCAGCAGGCGGCCCGCGCCGATGCAGCCCAGCGCGCGCACCAGCAGGCCCTCGCCAACAGCGCCGCAGGCGCGCAGGCCGAATCACAGCGCCTGGCCCACCAGGTCCGGCGCACCGAACAGTTCAACATCCTGCAACGGGACATCGAGACCCATGCCAAGACTCCTGGTCGTGATCGCGGCGACGCTGACGCTGAGTTCGTGCGCATCTGGCGCGAGGCCAACGCCGGCCACGCCCTGCCGCGCTGATCTCAGCATCGCACCCGCCCAGCTGCTGCCCCCTTCCCGCCTGCCGGACCTGCACGCGGGCAGCGATGACGCGCTGCTGCGCAATCACGTTGCCGTCGCACAGCAGTACCACGCGCTGGCCGAACAGCTGAGTGCGCTGCTGTGCAGCCTCGGCAACCAGCGCGGCATCACCATCAATGGCAGCGCGCCGGCAACACCTGCCGACTGCGGCAGCAGCGCCACTTCCGCGCACTGAGCCTGCCGGATACGGCCACGCCTGCAATGCCACCCCACCGCGGTGATGGCAACACTGGCTGCAGACCGCGCGCGCCGCACAGGCCACGTCCTTCTTCCCTTCCCTGCATGAGCTGACATGGCGAACGATCCCTTCCCTCCCACGCTCGATCCGCTGATTGCCGCGATCGAAGCCGCAATCCGCGCACGCTTTCCGGGGTTTGCAAGCGTCGAGTTCCATCGCGACGCCAGCGCTGAGGGGATGCCCCTGCCGGCCTGCCTGCTGGCGATGACCCGCTGTGACCGCAGCAGGGACAACAATGATGGCACTGGCCTTCTGCAGGCCACGCTGCGCTTCGAAGCACGCATTGTGCTGCCGGCAACCGATGCAACCACAGCGCTGCAGCTGCGCAACGCGGCCCTCGCCCTCGCGACCTGGTTGCACCAGCTCGGCCGCTTTCCCGGTGTTGCCAGCGGCGCGATCGATGTGATCGCAGCATTGCCCGAAGTCCCAGCGGCGGCACAGCCGGGCCTGCACACCTGGATCGTCGAGTGGTCGCTGCCGGTCGCGTTGGGCGACAACCCGTGGGATGACGCCGGTGGCGCGGTGCCGCAGGCGTCCTACAGCTTCGCGCCGGAGATCGGCCGTGCCCATGAGTCCCGCTACCAGCCGTTGCCGGAGCGCGCACGATGAGCGCCGAACACGCGCGGTTGATCGGCAACCTGCTGATGATCGGTGTGGTACGCGAGCTGGACGAGGCGAACGGGCGTGTTCGCGTCGATGCCGACGGCATGCTCACCGACTGGATTCCCTGGCTGGAACGCCGCGCGGGCCCGGGCGTACGCAGCTGGTGCGCCCCCGAACCCGGCGAGCAGGTCGTACTGGCCTGCCCCTATGGTGATCCCGGCCAGGCGCTGGTACTCGGCAGCCTGTACCAGGACCGCTTTCCGCCGCCGGCCGACTCGCGCCTGAGGCAACGCACCGAGTTCGCCGACGGCAGCACCGTCGAGTACGACCAGGAAACCACCACGCTCAACGTCCATGTCGGCAGCGGCAAGGTCATCGTCACCTGCGCGAATGCACAGGTGATCGCCAGCGAATCGATCGTGCTCGATACGCCCTCGATCAAGGCGACCGGCGATCTGGATGTCAGCGGCACGATCAGCGCTGGCAAGGACATCAGCACACCGGGCGAGATCAAGGCTGGCGCCATCGGCCTGAAGGCACACAAGCACACCGCACAGGGCCCAACCGCCCCGACCACGCCGGCCCAGGCTTGAGCGGCCACGCCTGCAATGCCCTGAAAACCAGTACTCCACGACGATAGAGGCCATGCGAGGAATCGACGCCAACACCGGCAAATCACTGGATGGGCTCGCCCATCTTCACCAGTCCGTGCGTGACATTCTCACCACGCCCCTTGGCTCCCGCGTACTGCGCCGCGAATACGGTTCACGCGTGTTTGAACTGATCGATGCGCCGACCAACCGCTCGCTGCGCATGGACCTGATCGCGGCCACCGTCGACGCGCTCGCGCGATGGGAACCGCGTCTCCACGTCGAGAACGTCGACGT